CTCATCCCTATCCTTAACTGGTCGGTTTAATTAGTGGATGTTAACTCCTTATGTCTGCGTAATTGACCGATCAACCCTTATGGGTTAAAAGAAAGGAAAGTAAATGAAAGTAATGCACCCAGGGCTAGCAATTAAAATAACACAAGAAGCAACACGAACACAGGAGAAAGTAGAACTGCAGCAAAACAACATTATACTAGACGCAAAATCTATACTAGGAGTAATGACCTTATGCACAATAGAAAACATAAAAATACGAACAAAAGACAAAAAAACACAAGAAAACATTATGAAATTACTAGAGGCAGAGGAATAATAAAAGAAACACTAAAAGATTTGTGGAAAGAAATGCTAACACCACTAGACGGTAAAAAAACAAACTGGTGGTTAAACGGATTAGCAGCATTTATACTTTTTTTAATTTTTATAGGAGTCATGACATATGGCTAAAGAAAAAGACCCAAGACTTAAACGAGCAGGTGTAAAAGGTTTTAACAAACCAAAAGCAACACCAAACCACCCAACCAAATCACACATCGTCGTAGCGAAAGAGGGCGACAAAGTAAAAACCATACGATTTGGACAACAAGGTGCTAAAACAGTAAAAGACAAAAAGACATACACAGCAAAAGAAAAAGCAAAGAAAAAATCGTTTAAAGCAAGACACGCAAAGAATATAAAAAAAGGTAAAATGAGTGCAGCCTATTGGGCTAATCGTGTTAAATGGCGTTAATAGCTTAACAAAGGGATAAAAAGGAGTGTAAAAAAACATGCAATCAATAAAAATTATATTAGACGGAAACACAGAATCATACAAAGCTAATAAAAAGGAGGGTGCATATGCCAGGACACTACGGAAAACAGAAAAAGCCAAAAGGTAAAGCAAAAGGCAAAGGAAGAAAATAAGTAACAAAGTGACGAACACTACAAATCGGAAAAACACTCACCAGAGGTAAAAGAGGAATGAAGATAGAAACAGTAAGCATAGGGTTAATCAAACCTTATGAAAACAATGCAAAATTACATCCAAAAGAACAAATAAAACAAATTAAAGACAGCATCCAAGAGTTTGGTTTTAACGATCCCATAGCAGTAGACGAAAACGATATAATTATAGAGGGACATGGACGATACCAAGCACTACAAGAACTAGGACACACAGAAGTACCAATTATAAGACTGTCACATTTAACAGACAAGCAAAAACAAGCATACATCATCGCACACAATAAACTTACACTTAACAGTGGCTTTGATTTAAAAATATTAAAAGAAGAAATTAAAAGTATAGAAGAAGAACTAGAAGCAACATTGACAGGTTTTTCATTAGAAGAACTTGATGATTTATTAAATTTTCAACCAGAAGAAGTCTATGAGGACAACCCAGACATAGACCTAACAAAAAAAAGCCAAAGCAAACTGGGGGATTTATGGGAACTCGGAGAACACAAACTGATATGTGGAGATAGCACAAAGAAAGAAACATACGAACAATTACTAGGAGACACAAAAGTAGACCTAGTAGTAACTGATCCACCATACAATGTTAACTACGGCAGCAAGTCAGAAGCAATAAACAAATACGGCTACGGCTTCTCAGATAGACACATAGAAAACGACTACATGCCAGAGTTTCAATTTATCGAATTTTTAACAAATGCATTCAAGCAAATGAAAGACAACATGAAACCAGGTGCAGCATTCTAAAGATGGAACGCAAATATAACAGTTTTTGAATTTGAAATGGCACTAAGAAACAACAATTTAAAATCAAGACAACAACTTATATGGAACAAAAACACATTAGTAATAGGAAGACAAGACTACCAATGGAAACACGAACCATGCCTCTACGGATGGAAAGACGGTGCAGCACACTACTTCATAGATGATAGAACACATGTCACAGTATTCGATGAAGACAAAAAACCAGAATACCACAAAATGAAAAAGAACGAACTGCTAGAGCTAGTAGAAAGTATATACGCACAGAAGACAAACACAACAATTATAGACGAAAAGAAACCAGCAAGAAGCGTAGACCACCCAACAATGAAACCAATTAAACTCATAGCAAGACTGATAAAAAACAGTAGCAAACCAGACCAAAACATCCTTGATTTATTTGCAGGCTCAGGAAGCACACTAGTAGCAGCAGAACAACTAAACAGAAAAACATACAACATAGAACTTGATCCAAGATTTGTAGATGTTATAGTCAAACGATTTAAGAAGCTAAGACCACACGCCAAAGTAAAGCTAACACGAAACGGAGATATCTACTCATACGATGACATATACGGAGGCGAAGAATAATGGCAGGAGGAAGACCAAAGAAAAGCATAGATTATGCACTCGTGGAAAAATTATCCACAATACAATGCACACAAGCAGAGATAGCAAGCATACTAGCCATAAGCACTAAAACACTACAACGAGATGAAGAGTTTTGTCGCATCTATAAAAAGGGAATCGAACAGGGAAAAAGTAGCCTGAGAAGAT